AAACTCTTGACGGAACAGGCGTCCTCCGAGCCCAGTCTCGTCTACAATAGTGGTGCAGAATGCTCCATCCTGCTGGTACAAGAGAGAGTTCTCTCGGACCATGTTTACCACGGCTGGAATAGTTTGCTTTCCAGATCGTCTTCGTGCTCGTACTCCCACGATTCTGTTGCGGTCTGTGTAATCGAGTACGACTGTCCATGTAGCGTCAGAAGAAATACCGGGGTCACATCCTTGAACGTACCGATGTCCTTTTTGTGGCGGAACATCCCCACTAGCGTCAGGATCAAAGGTTCCTTCGACTGACTGTGATGCGAAGTAGGAGTCCCGCGCTTCGATGAAGAATCCGTCGACGTTTTGCGGGATGAGGTATTCCGCTTGCTGCCTGACGATTGCTTCGAAGTTGGTGGCGTCAAGTCCGTATCCAACATTGTCGCGGGTTGAAAGTCTGAAAGAAATGAACTGAGAGTCACGGTTGGGATTGTCGGGGTTTCCCATTTCCCAGAGGTCGGAGTAGTCTCCGATTCCTTCTGTCGGGGTCCCGATGAAGTGGAGCGGACCTCCCGTCGAGAGCCGTCGGAGGTTGAGGACCTCTTGGTAGATCTCCACCAAGTGTGGCTCGAATGCCGCCTCGTCGAACGAGATCCCATTCATGTCCTTCCCGAGAAGCGATTTCGCCTTCTCCTGAGTCGTTCGGAAGTGGATACTTGCTCCGCCCATTAGGGGGTGAAACTTAATCCACAGATACTCACCGCGATACTTCTTATCAAGCGTTGCGATGTCTCCTAGTTCCTTCGAAAGGGGGCATCCCTTACCCTTTTGTGCCGCGTGATTTCCGGCAAGCATTGCCGAGATTTCTCGGTGAACGAGTTCTGCGGTCTCTTGCTGGATCCCTACGTGGTACCAGTCGTACGGGGCGTTTGACCATCGTCGTGCATCCGAGGGATCGTCATGTTTTGGCTGCTGAATTCCCATTTTGTACAAGGCGTGGTGAATGCAGACGACCGCCATCGCCAGCGTTTTCCCTGCACGATTGCCGGCTGATACGACGGTCGTGAGGTATTTTGGCCGAAACCCCGTGTCATCGCGTTCTGCGCAGGCGTTCCACCATGCCACTTGCCCGGGATTTCCCTTGATACCAAGCCAGCGTTCAGCAAAGAACTCGATGTTATCGCGGCCGAGAGCCAGATCTCGTGCAATTTCATTTTGCAGAGGGCTTCCCCTTATTCCGGCTGCTAATTGCTGCGGCCTTCCTCTTGGCGTCAGCCTTGCTGCTTGCGCCCCACGCTTGGAGACTTAGCAGCAGTCGGGTCGGTCGACCCTTCTCGTCACGCTCTGGTCCGGGAGTACCGCCCATGCGAGCGAGGAATGATGCGCGTCGCGGGTTGTCCCCACTCTTGACAGGAGCCTTAAGCGTCCCACCAGTCTGCGCCTTGTAAGATGCGCGTCCCTTGGCATTGAGACCACCCTTTGGGTTCTGTCCTTCTTTGCGCTGCCACGCTGCGGTCTTCGGCATTATACTCCCTCTGCCTTCTGTGAGTTGATGTGGTGCCAGTCATGGATAGTGTTGGTATCCACTGGATGGAATGGACCAATAGATTTGTGAAGATCTCTCCAAAACAACGCATCTGCAAGATCTGGATCTGCATGCGACATATTGGTTGTCCAACGGTCGTTGGTTACGCGGTGCATAACCTGAGTATAATTCAGAACTGCGTATGCATTTTCAACAACGCTGTCTGCCCACTGGGTCTTGGCATCGTATCCACTTCGCTCTTGTGAGCAGTAGACCGCCCCCCATGATGGGTTGTCTTCGAGCGCCTTGAGCATCGTGCCGTACTTCTCCCTGGAGGGCATTGATCCGTTGTCGATGTATACTACGGCGTCTGCCTTGGTCCTGTCGAGTGCCCAGTTAATCTTGTTAGAATATGGGATTATAGCATATGTTCCCATCGGTGTCAAGTTCGTTTCAAGTACGGTAACTGCGGCCCCCCTGTGACCTAGTTTGTTTAGGGCCCAGATTGCCGCCTTTGCGTCATCGACCCCTTCGCACATAAGCCAGAGTTCATCGGGAACCCGGCTGGAGTTCAAGACCTGCTCTAGGAGCGGAAGGGTCTTGTCGTGCCTACCGTACAGGGTTGCAATCGCAGCCAGTTTCACTCGTCTTAATCCTCCCAATGATCTCGCTCGTAGAGATCCCTCCGGTGTATGGAACATAGAGCATCTGAATCGCTCGATCCTGGAGCCACTGGTCTGTGATTCCAAGTTGGTTGAGAAGGGCTTCCCCCGCCCAGTCGTCCCCGTGGGCGATGTAGGCAATCTCTCGGTCGGTGATTCGGTCAATCGTCAGTCCGCTATTCTCGTCGCCGATGTTGACGCAGACATCATCCACGTACTTGCATCCTGACAGAGCCTCCATTCGCTCTCCGAGCGACAGGATCGGTTCTCGCTTGTAGCGGGAAGCAAAGTCGTCAGTGTTTAGGGAAACGATTACCGGACCGTACTCTCGGCACTGCTCAAGAAACTTCATGTGTCCGTAGTGGAAGAGATCGAACGTCCCTCCAACGTAGACCCACTCGTTCTTCATGATGCCTCTGCCACTTCGTGGACGGGCTTAGCCTCGATGACTTCGTAGGTTGTAGATACCCCTCCTAGGATCTGGGCAAGCGAGACGACAAGGTCGCGGTCTGCGGTCTTATCGTTTCGTTTATCCAGCATCTCCTGTGCCCGAAGGCCCTCAGAGAGTGACGGCGTCATGCTGCCGGACTCTACCTCGGAGAAGACGTAATCCCTCACGAGGGTGGCAAGGTCGCGGTGCGGGGCCTTGATGGTCCGCTGCGCCTGCTCCATCTTCTTCACGGCGGCAATGCGAGCCGTCTCGTGAGGGGTCGTCAGATGTTCACGCTTGTGCTTGCCGAGCGTGTTTCGGCTGATGTAGTATCCTTCATCCTTGAGCCACAGCGAGATCTTCAGGTCGGCCATGCCTTCCTTCATCCTCTTGTTAATCAACTCAACAATTGGACTTCTGCATACGTGGCACCCAGTTAGAACTGGGGCGAGGTCGGATACGTTCACTTAGATGTCGAACTGCTTGTCTGCCGCAGCCTTATCTTCAGGGGACTTCTCCTTGATCCCGAACGCGCTGTTCTTTGGGTCAAGGAACTTGATGAGTACCTGAAGGCCTGATGCTAGTCCCGCGGAAAGCACTGTCCTAAAATCTCCCCCAGTGATGTCGAGTAGGGGGATTCCGAGACCGAGTGCAACTGAGATTGAAACCGTAATAAAGGTACGGCCAAACTCAATGAGGGCCTCGTCTACGCCCGTGTTGTCAATAACCCAGCGGATGCCCGCCTTGATGTCGCTATACATTGAGACTCCTTACTTCCATTCCACGATGGCAACGTGCTTGTAAGCCGCGCTGCCCGTGATCTTCTTCTTGCTTGCAGCGATCTGCTTGAGTTGCTCCTCCGTTACAACGACCCCGAACTTTTCCTTACCCTTGCCCGAACGCGTGGGGCATGCCCACTGCCATCCGTCAACGGCATCCCACCCACCGGCAGTCATGTGTCCATATCCCTGAGAAATGTGCTTTTTATCTTTCTTAATCCAGTAGTTCTGCCACTTCTTATGCCATTCGCTGATCTCCACGGCTGGGTAGTCCACAGCCTGCTGGACCCAGATAATAAGTCCGGCACCGCGATGTGCGGAAATGACGACGTCATCCCACGACTTGGCGTATCGCGCCTTGGCACCAAGTTCCTTGGCTGTCTTAATCAGGTCGCCGAGGGAGGAGCCATTGTCGCTCACGCCCTCCCTCTCAACAAACCCAGTTGCCTTTGCTTTGGCTTTGATGCCATCGCCAGCAGAGGGGTCTACCTTGTATCCGGATGCCCACGCAACGGCGGCTGCCGTACTAGAGGGACCGCAATCGTCGAGGATGCCACCCTTCTCTACGTGATCCAGTTGCGACTTGACTTTGAACTTCATGTTATTCCTTCCAGCGTAGTGGCCCAGTGACGAGCCATCCAATTGTGAGGAGAATGAATAGTGTTGCCATCGTGGTCTGCGTCTGCCCCTCTGGCAGAACAACTACGGCAAAGAGGAGACCGAGGATGGTCCACGCTCCACCAATAAGATCAAGAATAATATTTTTAAACACGGCGGATTTCCTTTCGGCTGCTACGGGGTTTGCCCATTCCATCGCCGCCACCCCCACCACCACCGCCTCCGCCGCCGCTGGGTGTGCCACCCATTGATCGGACCGCTGATGCTGCCGCTGAACTAGCAATCTGACTTGCGACAATTGCCGCCGCGACTGGCTGCGCTTCTTCTTTTTCTTCTACGTCGAGATCGTTACCAATCTCTGTGATTGCCGCGAGGTTATCAAAAACCTCTGCAACTGCTTCTGCCGCTGCCTCGGCTGCTTCCCCAAACGCCTCTACAACTGCCTCGACCGCCTCGTCTACACTTGGCAGTTCGTCAGTTGGCTCAGGAGAAGGCTCAACGCTAGGCTCAGGCTCAGGGCTAGGCTCGTCAGTAGGATCAGGACTCGGCTCAGGTTCCTCTGAAGGCTCTGGCTCGGGCGTCTCTTCGGGCTCGGGAGTCGGCTCTGGTTCTTCACTTGGTTCCGGCTCTACCGAGGGCTCAGGTTCTGGAGTCGGTTCAGGAGTTGGATTAGGAGTTGGCTCTGGCGTAGGCTCCGGAGTTGGCTCAGGCGTCGGAGTAGGTTCCGGCGTCGGCGTCGGTTCGGGCGTAGGCTCTGGCGTTGGGCTCGGCTCTGGAGATGGATCAATGGACGGCTCCGGCGTTGGTGTGGGCGTTGGCGCTGGGCCTACGACCCACGTGGTGTTGCTGATTTGTAGGAATCCTGCACCACAGCATGAATCTATGGAGAGAATCCTAAATCCGAAAACTCCTCCGGAGGTGATGTATCCTTCAGATGTTCCGCTTGCCTGTTGCGTATGATTTGCTAGATCGTACCATACGCCATCCCAACTAACTTGCGGCCTATCGTAGTAGGCCCCGTCAGTAGTCCAGTAAGACCAGTTAAACGATACGGTTTCGCCAGTTGATGAATCTGTTGTCAGGCCGGTAACCGTGTTGTTCCACGGGTACCCTGGCCCTGCGTTGTTGGATCCTTGAATTAGGATGGTCCCATCGGTTAGTGTGATGGTCCCGTTGCTGTCGATCTGCTGGTCCCACTCGTCCGTGTCCTCAAGGGCGAGTGCGCCCACCGGGGAGAGGAGCAGTGTCAAGGCTAAAATGGCTGCAAGCCTTACCACAATTGGCTCCTTTCTAGATTAGCATCCGCAATCCTGTTCGATCTCTTCCAAGGTCATTACTTAACGAACGCCGCTCTACGTTGCTGTCGGTTCATTCCGCCTGCCTTTGGAATTTCAGATTCAATCTGCTTGAGGATTGGGCGCCAGTGCTCGGCATAGACCTTGTCGGTGCTGTAGTTAGATGCGAAGGTGACCGCCGCCTCTGACGCTGCCTTTGATTTCTCGGTGTCGGCCTTGAGCGCGTAGGACTGCTCCAGCGCGTCTACAATCTCGTCCACATTTGGGGTCATCCACCAGCCCGTCTGGAATTCGTCCCACTCTGGCTGTCCTCCAACTTTCCATCCAGACCCCACGAGTTCTGGCATTGCAGTCCAGTTCGTAACGATTACTGGTGTTCCACACGCCTGCGATTCGATTACTGGAAGACCAAATCCTTCGCCCTTGCTTGGTTGCAATAGAACGTCTGAGGTGCTGTAGCACTTAGCCAGAATGCTAGGGTCTAGTCCCTGTCGGTAGTTGAACTGTGGGGCAAACTTTATTCTTTCAAGTGGGGCGTTTATGTTTCTAAGGAACCTTTCCATCTTCACGCCGTTTGCAAGACCAAGTATTTCGGTGTGGAGATAGAGGTAGGCGTCGGTGTGTTTCTGCGCGAAACGACTCCACGCCAGGAGCAGTTCGGGCCACGCCTTACGAATTGGGGTGACGCCCTTGTTTGCCTGTGGGCAAATAGTTAGGTGCGCGCCTTCTGGAACTCCTAGTTCCATCCTAATCTTTGATGGTGTTGGTTTAAAGATGTTTAAGTCAATGCTATGTGGAGCGTAGAACAATCGACTTCTCTCTACTCCAGCGTCAAGAAGTTCTTGCTCGCCAAAGCGACTCATTGCAATAGCCCATTTTCCTTTTCCCTTGCGATTAAACCATCCAATGACTTCTTCGGGAACACCTTTGTGATCTACTGGTGTCCACGATGCCATTGGGATTTCGTCCCATTGAGGAGACTTGTATACCCACACATCGTAAAGGGAAATTCCAAGACCCAAGCCATCAGTATCTGTCTTATTAATCCAGTCTAAGATCTGCGACGGGGTAAGGTCGTTGCTGTATGCGTCCAGCCCTTGACCCATTACTGGGATGCCGGGTCTCCACTCCATCGTTGAGCCAGCGAAGCCGTAGTTCGCCATAACCGAAACCTTGTGGCCATCGGCTGCAAGGCGCGGGACGATCTCATTCGTCTGCGTCCCGTACCCCGTGGGTGCCCACGGAGCGTTAGAAGTCCAACCAATGCGCACGTTACCTCCTTGCGTTGGCTTTACTTAATTAGAGCAGAAATCTCTTCCTCTGTCAAGCCAAGTGCAGCCAGTTTAGCACGTGCGCTGACCTTGTTCGGATCTGGCGTAGGCTCAGGAGCAGGCTCTGGCGCGATCCAGTTGCTGCCGCTCTTCGTCCAGCCGATGCCCACGCCTGCGGGCGCGACCACTGCGGTCGTGCCTTCAGGTGCAGTCCAGTCAGACTCGCCGTCCCAGACGACCGTGTTGATGACCGTGTTGTCCTTGATTACAAGATAGATGTTCATTGTTTCTCCTTACACTGAGATGACGAGGACATAGCCGTTGCCACCTGCGCCACCTGCTCCAGGTCGTCGTGAGTTTCCATTTGCAGTCACTGGGCCGCCTCCGCCGCCACCACCGCCAAGATAGCCGGCGCCCCCATTGCCACCGTCTTGACTACTGCCGGCGCCACCACCACCACCGCCGTGACCGATTCCGATTGGACAGGTTGATCCCGCAGAGCCATTAGTTCCTGCAGATGCAGTTCCTCCTGTTCCTCCAGCGGGAACAGGAGTTGCATTAGTGCCAAACCCTCTTGCACCAGCACCACCTCCGCGAGCAGCAGAGGTTTGACCCAGCCCACCAGCGCCTCCGCCGCCAGTCCTATTTGCGCCGCGCACTGCATTGACTTGATTGTGTCCGCCAAGTCCGCCCTTTAGGGCTATAAAGCCCGATGCTGTGTCAACTAAGGTTGTGATGTCCGCAGCGTCTGAAGTACCGCCAGTAGCGTCAAATGTCGTAGTAGAAAAGCCCCATTCAGCGGCGCCTGCACCCACGCTAATATCAGTCAAACCGCCATTACCAAAAGAACCTCCTGGCCCTCCCTTTGCTGAGATTACAGTGCCAAATGATGTCTCACCACCAACAGACCCTACTGCGCCGACGACCGCCGTACTTGCTGAACCCGCCGCGGTTCCACCTGTGCCACCTAAGCCGATCGTGATGGTCACGGTTCCAGCAAGAGTAGACGCGACTAGCCATCGTGCCGTGTGAGCGCCGCCGTTGCCGCCGTGACCACCTCTACTGTTTCCTGAAGTCTCACGATTTCCAGCGGCACCGCCGCCGCCTCCTCCAACGCAAAGCACATAGACCGCGCTCTTGCCCGCAGGCTTGACCCACGAGCCGCTGCTCGTGAACTCCTGCACATCCGCACCAGCGGCTGCGAGAACCGCAAACGATGCGCCGCCTGAGCCGTCTGCGCTCAAGACCGCGCCAAGCGCAGCCGCTCCGGATGATAGTTTTGATGTGTTTACAGCAGCGGCAGCAATCTTTGCCGAGGTTACTGAGGAGTCAACAAGTTGAGATGTGTTAACTAGATTTAGGTCTGTTGTTTTACCAATACTCA